CGAGCGTAACAGCAAAGCACCTGTTGCACAAGTCAACAAACTCACCACTTCTACTGAAGCGTCTGGTTGCTTCATAGTCTGTTAGCTCTACGTCACAGGCAACACATCTCATATAACCTCCTGCTGTACTCGCTCAGTCAATCGTCCCGTTGCTTCGTTGTAAAATACTTCGCCACACTTACCTGTCTTGCCAGTGTATCTGTTCTTCAGTACACGCAGGACTGTAGTGTTCCTGAGTATAGGGTCGTCACTTTGGCTGTTACGTTCAGCACCTATGACTGCATCAGATAGCTGTGCAATCGAAGCTGATCCGCGTAACATACCAAGGCTAGTGACTGCACCGTCCTCAAGCGACTTGCCTTCTGGTCTACGCAGGTGGCTAACAAGAAACATACTGATGCCCATCTCTTGTACGAACGTGCGTAGCTTGGTCATGATCATGTCGATAGCTCTGCGCTCATCACCGTTGGACTGATCAGATACTAGGATGCTGATGTGATCAAGGATAATGTACTTAACCTCCAGCACCTTGACAAAGTATCGCATCCTGCCCAGTACGTTTTCTATCTCGTTACTGCCGAAGTGTTCCCACAAGTACACACGATTCTCATAGTCCATCGTATCGTACACGAGATCAATGTCAGCATCAGTGTACTCACAGTCAGGTAGGTGGATTGGTTTGTTTAACTCAAGCCCTACTAGGCCACGCATGGTACGCTCCGGTGTCTCTTCCAGAAACATCAGGCCAATCTTATCCTCAGTCTGGCAGAGTATCGAGCTAACAAACTCACGCAGTAGGGTAGACTTACCAAGCCCTGAGCCTGCACAGATCGTGACTAACTCTGCTGGCCTGATACCGTACAGGAATTTGTTTAACTCACCGAATGGATACTGCACCTTAGACTTTGTCAATGGAGTCTTGATTGCATCACGCAGTTCACCGGCACAGATGATACCGTCAGGTGTGTAGATCTTAGCAGCCCACCATGCCCTGTTAAACAAGTCAGTCTTGTTGGCCTTCAGGTAGTCGCAAGCATCCTTGTAGCCTTCAGTGTGCTGTACGATACGAGCCTTGTTACCAAAGAGATCGGCGCATTGCTTTGCAGCATCCTGTCCTGCCCGGTCAGAATCAAAACAAAACACCACGGTCTCAAAGCTGTCGAGCCACTCGTACTGCTCACGACAATCCTTGACTGCTGAACTAGCACCGTTGCGTATGCTGACAACAGGATACTTGGAACCCATCATCTGATATGCGGCGAGTGCATCGAACTCTCCCTCAGTAACAGTAATAAACTTACCACCACCATGGAATAGCTGTTGCCCGAAGAGACCGCCCCGCGTCCAAGCGCCGTCAGTATGGAAGCGTTTGTCAGGTGTGCGTATCTTTGCGGCGACAGGTTGTGTCGGGTCAGCCGGATCATAGTAGCCAAACACTACGTTCTCGCCTGATTTTTGAGTGCTGTACTTGGTTGCAGTAGCCGCTGTAATTAAGCGGTCTGATATGGCTGAATAGCTACCAACATCTAGCTTGTATGCGGTCTCAGTGAACGGCTTTCGCTTCACCTCAACGACCTGCTCGTCTGGTGCTGGCGTGTACTTCTGACAGCCAAAGCAGTACGATGAGCCGTTGTCGTTGTACGATAGCGCGTCACTGCTGTCGCAATCAGGACAGGGCTGGTGTGTTTTAACAAAGCCCATATTATCCTCCGCAGTATCCGCTGTCACATTCCTGTTGAACGTGTGCCTTCTTTCTGTTGTTGCGCTTAGACCAAGCAATGGCCTCGTCTATGTTCTTTGCGCCTAGCTTGTGCTTTGGATTGAAGAAGGAAGCTCCGATGTTATCCTCTATGATACGGATACGATCTATCCTATCCTCATCCAAAGCTGCTACCTCAGATTTGTTTGCATAGATGCAAGGGTAACATTCTCTGCTTCTGTGCGGAAGCACCTCAAATCCTGCAAGCCATATCAAATGATCGCGCTCTTCTTCTGTGTGCCTAACAAGCGGACACCACAACAGTCTACCTCCATGTCCTTTAGAGTTCTCAGTCCACTCAGGAAAGTTAGCGCGTCTGCTACTCTCCTCTCTGCGAACACCTGTCATGACGCACGCTTCTTTATCTGGATCAAGCCGATCCATCAGCGCGAGAGACGGTGCAATCTTTAGCTGTTCTGTGCAGAACTGAGCACCAAAGCGAGGAATCATCTTCCTATCTAAGCACAATTGCTCAAGACCTACAGATTCAGTTTCATAGAAGTGCCACCCATTACATTCGCATAAGCCTCTGATTAAGGATATACGCTCTTTCCAGTCAGGATGTGACCAACCAGTGTTGTTGTAAACAACGGCGATGTTGTCGAGCTTGCCGTCTAACTCAATCCATTTAAGCAAAGCCACGCTGTCGTTACCGCCACTAACAAAAACAAAATGTTCTATTGCGTTGTCGTCTGGAATGTAATTCATATCAGTGTACCTCCACTGGTTCGCCAAGCAATGACTTGTAAGCCAACAACAATTCATCATCGCTCTTGTTTTCGTACATGAGTTTAAGCCCTTCGCATATAATGTGCAACACCTCGCCCATTGGCATATGAAACATATCGTACTCGACTAGCTCCGCTACCATCTGTTCTCTTTTAAGATTCATTTAAGTCTCCTTATAAGATAAATATTATATATGATTATCTTATATGTTACTTATAAGATAGAGTTTATCATATATTGTTGGCGTTGTCAATACCCTCCCTCCCAAAATTCTTTGACGTAGGTATCGCAGTCGTCGAGTATGGAGTCATACGAGCCGTCAGTAACATCGTCTGTTACGTTCTCACCCCTGTTGTTGTCCAACGTTACCTTGTGTATCTCAACTTCACCATCACTATCAAGAGTGAAATCAACATCAACGTCAACAAGGACGTATGCTTTAGTACTGATCCGGCTTAACTTCATAAACAACCTCCTCTGTTATCTTTAAGATACGCATCTTCTTGCTCGCAAAGTTTGGAGCACTGCGTAGATTTTTCATTGCGTGTTTTACTTCTTCCAGCCACGGTTCGGATAGCATACTGATCCACTGACCGTCATCTAAAAACTGCAGCTGGAATGTTTCGCGTTCATTTATCATGATCTTCTCCCTTTAGTTCGTACCAATATGCGATGATGAGTACAGAAATTATCATTGTCAAGACTTGACATATCATTTTGTTTCTCCTTATACCGGATATAATTTTTTAAAAAAATAACCTCTTTAGTGGTTTTGTTTAACTTGCCACTCTTCCAGACATACACAGGCAAGACGTCGAACTCAGAAATTTTACGTTTCTTTCTAACAATCCATTCGCTACCCTCTTCTGGCTGAGCGTGGCTGAAATCAGAAAGTCTTTTGACTATTCGAGGGATGTAATAGCACATATCGTATTCAGATAAGCCTAGCTCGTTTGTTTTGCTGATGTAGTACATGATAACTCTCCTTATAACTTGGTTATAACTATTCGTAAACGTAGTCCCACTCACCACGATAGTAAACGACGTTGTAGCCTTTGGCATGTAGCCACTCGCCTACCTGTCGCGGTATACCATACGCCATATCGTAATCATAGATCTGGTTTTGTTCTAGATAAAAACAGATTGCATCATCCTCCCCTAGTTTGTTGTGCTCAAAGTATATTCGATCCTCTGCAAAGTAAGCAGTGTACTTGCCAATGTTAACTTCCATCATGTTGCTCTCCTTATATTTCATTCTCTAACATCTCAGCAAATTCAAACATAAACCCGATCTCATCGGGACTGCTCCACTCATCGGGATATGGAGACATATCTTGCATGATACCAATGCCTTCCATAATGTGGGCGGGTTCGATAGGCTCATGCGTACAACGCTCGTTGCTATCTGGCTCCCAAGCATTACACCCTAGCTCGCGGAATCTTTTTGCAGCTTGCTTATAGGTAATGTCTTGCTCGATCCAATCACTCATATCGTGCAATTCATCATGATCCCAAGGCTCGCCACAAAATCTGCAGTAAATATCCATAACTAATTCTCCTTATAACTTGGTTATAAATCAATGACAAAACCAGTGGCGTCTTGCTTTGCTTTACCCTTAGCAAGCAGACCCACCACCACATTCTGCTTGTCAAGGAATCGTAAGTCGTGCTTGTCACCATCGATGACTTCACGGCCTAGATAGTACAGCGGCAACGTATGTCTGAACACTGCCGCAATATTGTGCGTTGTCTTGCGTACCTTCGATGCGTATTTACTGTTCGCTCCAGAGTAGGACACAGTGAGATGGTAGTTATCTGGCGTGCGTCTCGTTGGAAGCTTAGTGTAATCATAAAACTGTATATCTGGAAACGCTTGCGGTACACCATACAATTCCCACGGTATATCACTTGTGCCATTGAGTCGTATCGCTGGCGACTTGCCTTGCTTGTAACAACGCTTGTTGATTTTATGTAACTCATCGTGTAACTGCTCGATGAATTTGTCTGGACTGTTCTGAAAGTATTCAGTCTTGCGTAGTCTTGCCTGCTGTACGCTGTTCATTGCGCCGCGCCCTGCAGTATTGAGGCACGCTTCTCTGCATCCTGCTAAGTCTGACATTGGGCACAAGTCTAGCGTTGGTAACAAGTACATGATATGCGAATCATACTTGTCAAACTGTGCATTCTTTTTGCCCTTCGCGTTTGTAGATTGGTGCGCTAATAGTTTCATGATAACTCCTTAAAAAATTTAAACATATACATAACATTATCCGGCGACATCCACCATTTGGGATTTCGAAACTTGGTCTGAGAGTTCCCAATGTATTTTAAAACATGACGATCCTCAATCGGATTCGCGTAACAACGCCACCGCATCGTTGTAAAAGCATTACAACCATACTTGCTAAACATCTCTAACGCTTCGCGGTGCGGTATTGCATCTCCGTTATGCTCTTTAAGATTATGTAATTTGTCTAGATCCCAAGGCTCGCCACAAAATTTACAATAAATATTCATGTTACTCTCCTTATAACTAGGTTATAACTAATCGTAATTACCCCATTCATATTCGTCATCCCACTGCTCGTGAGCGCGTCTCATGTAGTAATCGCTATCGCGGTACTCTTCGACCCACATTGACCGCGCTTCTTGGTACTGCTCTCGCAAGTATTCCAATTCAGCATAGGCATCATCGATATCATGGTGCGTTCTACTCGATGGCCTAAACTCTGTACCGCATTCATCTGTTCCCATAACTATATAGCTCATGATTGTTTCTCCTTTAGTTTTAGCTCTCGCATTAGTGCAATGTGATCCTTCCACAGCACGTGAAACATAAATCCAATTAAGATACCGCCGACAAAAATTAAAGCTTCATGTTCTGACATTTTAAATCCTCCGTTTTGTATAGCATGGCTATGCATAAAGCCTGTAAATTAAACCGGCTGGCACGTTTTTCAATTCGATTGCTTGCATGTTACATCCTCCGTTATAACTAGGTTATAAGATTAGTATTCAAAATCGACATAAACAATTGTCGATCCTTTCAGCAATAAACCGCGCGATATATCATCGCAATCATCGAGCCAATACTTTTTCTCTGATCGATCAAAATCAGCACGCTTGTAAACTTTATGCGCGTCAGGCTTGCGCTTTATAAACTCGCCAGCTGGTACGTTTTTCAATTCGATTGGTTTCATGTTATACCCTCCGTTATAACTTAGTTATAAGACTCTACCAAATCAGCAACAACGGCCATGATCAGCGCAATCTGTTCATCGGTAATTTTTTCATTGCTATCGATAGGCTTCACAAATTCCGCCAATGTTGCGCGCTTGCTAGGCTTTGCACGTTTAACTGGCGTTAAAAAGACAACATCATAGGCATCGGTAACTTTAAAAGTGACGCGGATATTGAGAGACTTGCACGCTTTATGCATACAGGTACGAATGTTTGCCAATGTTTTTTCATCATCCGCTAGTGCTACTTCCTGAATCGCCTCGCGCAAATAATCGCCTCCGGTAAAATCGGATTTGATTGTCTTAATTTCTGCCGCGATTGCATCGATAAGATTACCTTGAACAGTGGCGGCGCGTGCGATGTCATTTTGATATGTCATAGTTTTATACTCCGGTTATAAGATTGGAATAGCGTGCTAATGCACACTCAATAGGGATCTGTTTACAGATCCCTACAGGGTATGCAGTAAAATTTTCCTAGGCTTTTTGGCTATACGCTCGCGCGTGCGCCGTGACTAGCGGAGACTCGGCCAAAGCCTGTCATACGTGACTAGTCCGTCCATAAGCATTCCGTTAACCATTATTCAACGGCGCTGTGTATGGTTCGATAGGGCGCGAGACTTATCACTTTCACTCAATTGCTATCCTATCTATTTGCAATGTTCTGATCGCCTGAATTGCGCAGGAAACATGTCGCTAATATCTTGTCGCTTGGCCTATCGTAATGCTTCACAGCATGGGTACAGAATGATAGGGATGCGCTTCTCTTGATACTAACAACATGTCACTAGTGCAACACGTTGATCGCATGATGGCCGTGCAAATCGGCATACTTACAGGGCGCTTGTTGCCCTTGCTATGCTTCCGGATATCAACGTCTCTAGGACGACTTACGATGCGGCCAATGGCCCGTCACTTACTCGCATAGCAGTAACCCCTATAAGCTAATCTAAAATGCGCCTAATTTGAATATCTATTTACGCCATGTTTTATACTTTGTTTTCATAAAAATATTTTTCTTATTACATTCTGGAATAATTAATTGCCTAGCAAGAAGCGTGCCAACATTGCAAAAACATAGTGCTATAGGTTATAACGCTATCGGGTTTTATAACATTTGGCTATTGGAATAAGCTTATAACTTTTTGGAATTTATGCCTAGCAAGCGCCTCAATCGCGCTGTGTTGAATCGAATAGGCCGAATAGCGTGCTTAAGCTTTTTGGGACCGCGCTGATATCGCGATATAGGCTTTTCTAGGGCCATGTGGATAACTGCAAATAGCTGTGGATAAACTGTGGATAACTGTCATCTGGAAGACAATACTGTATAAATGTACAGCTGTATATCTGTACAGTACCTACCCAGACTCTCACACTTGCAATCTGCATTGCATTCTGCGTTGCATTTTGCGAGACCTTTTGAGGGGCGGGGGAGGGGGATTGCTGCGGCAAACTTCGTATGTTGCCCCACAGATACTAAAAAAGCCAAAATAGAAACAACACCAACCCCTTGGTTATAACAATCTAAACAGTTTATAACTTTTTGTTTTAAAAAAAGAATCTAATCTGAACCGTGCAGGTCAAGTGCTGATCTGTACCGCGCTGGTAAAGGACACTGTATAAAATAATTTAAGAAAAGACTTGACATTTACCTAAAAGTATGGTATAATAGATAGTGTATTATGTCTTATAAGACTCTTATACGCCTTTTATAAGATAGTTATATATAAATTTATCTTATAAACTTAATGTATAAGACTCTTATAAGAGTGTACAAGAGTCTTATAAGATCTTATAAGGAAACAAATTTGACTGATCTTGTTGAAAAACCTTCTCGTGGCCGTGGCCGTCCTAAAAGGACTGATGTTATAGAAAAGAAGAAGGGTAATCGCGGAGCAGTAGGCCGCCCAAAAGGTGACGCGGCGATCATCAACGAGTATAAAGCTCGTATGTTGAACTCTCCGAAGTCAAGGAAGGTCTTAGATTCTATCTTTGATGCTGCGTTAGACCCTGAACATAAGAATCAGGCGGCGGCGTGGAAGCTGGTTATGGACAGAATCCTTCCAGTTGCAGCTTTTGAGAAAGATATTGTCAAAGGCGCAGGTCGAAATGCTATACAGATTAACATTACAGGCGTAGGTAATACAGAAATTGTAGGATCTGCTAGTGATGATGACGTAATTGAAGGTGAAATTGTAGAATGAACCTAAAGTATTTTGATCTAGACGAATTTGATTGTCAATTTACTGGCGAGAATCGCATGGAAGCTGAGTTTTTAGAAAAACTAGACCAGCTTCGCCACGAATGTGGTTTTCCTTTTGTTATCACCTCTGGCTATCGTAGCGCAACGCACCCAGCAGAAGAAAAAAAAGACAAGCCGGGCACACATAGTCAGGGCATTGCTGCCGACATAAAAATAACAAACGGCGGCGCTCGTTATACCATCATCGAACGTGCATTAGAGCTAGGTTTTACAGGCATTGGCGTTGCAGAAACGTTCGTACACGTTGACACCCGTGGTACTCCACCTGTTATCTGGACATACTAATGCAGACATTCTTAGGCTCCAAGGGTTACGTAGCTCAAGCAGCAGACAACGGTACGTACGTTACAGTCTTAACTGTTCCTACTGGCTTTCATGTTAAGATTACTTACTTTTTAGCAGCAGCTACGGCCACAACTACAGTAGACGCTAAGTGGGTAAACGGCACGGATATTCCGTTTCTTCATTCTAAGAATATGTCAGCAGGTGAACTTGTTGAATTTGGTGGACCTGAAGGTGCTTTCTTAATTCTAACAGATAACGACACAATTCAAGTTAAAGCGTCTAACGCTAATGTTAGTATAATTATGTCTTACGAGTTATATCCACATCAAGGATCTAATATCGTCCTATGACGGATCTTAACATTGAACTGCTTCCTTGGCAACAGGAAGTATGGGCAGATGCTACTCGTTTTAAGATTGTTGCTGCTGGTAGACGTACAGG